TCAATAACTCCATCAGTTCATCGCGCGTCAGTTCGGGCGCGTTCTGGCTTGTGTAGGGGGTGTGGTCGTCCACTTGATTGCGTGTAGATGTGCTCGGGTGCAGTATGAAGAACGGATCAACACCATCATCGTTCCCCTTGAAAAACACGGCGAATTCCGTCTCTTCCTCGGTGATCAGCGTTTCGTGCATCTTCTCGCCTGGGCGCATGGGAATAAATTCTATGCCATAGTCGCGGCTGCTTCCCAGCCAATAAGCAGCTAATTTTCCAATACTTAGCGCCGGCATTTTAGGCACTAAAATCTCGCCGTTCAAAGAAGCGTCGATCGCAAATACCACATGGTCCACAGCCTGGGAGGGGGAGAGCCAGAAGCGGGTCATATCCTCGTTCGTCATGCGCAGCGGTTTCCCTTCCTTGTGCGCCTTTTCCCACGCTTCCAGCACGCTGCCGCGCGACTCCAGCACGTTCCCATATCTCACCAGGTGGAAGGTGGTCGGTCCGCCGTATCGCGCCTGCTCTTGAAAAACCTTTTCCATCAGGTGCTTGGTCGATCCATAGGCATTGGCCGGGTGGCAGGCTTTATCGGTCGAGATCCCCAACACCTTCTCGACTCCCGCCCATCTGGCCGCTTCACATACCATCTCCGACCCGTAGACGTTCACATCAATGGTGTCAATGCTGGCGATCTCGCTGTCGGGTATGAATTTGACCGCGGCCGCATGGATGACGATATCATGCCCGACCATGGCCAGTTTCATTGTTTCGGGGCTGCGGATGTCGCCCTGGATGTAATGCACATCCGGGTACAGACTCCGCATGGCATTGTGCTTGCCTGCGTCCGTGGAATAGACGGTCAGTTTACCGGTCCAGCCTTCTTCCGCCCGCCTGCGCGCAATGGCTTTCCCGAGCGTTCCAGCACCGCCGGTCACGAATATATTTTTGTCATTAAGTGGGGGCATTGCTTCCTCTTTCTCTAACGGCTTCCCTGGCAAAATAGTGGACGTGAACGTCCGGGGGAAGCATCCGAATTTTCTCACCACCGGCCAGAGCGGTGATAGCTCACGTCCACTATTTTACACCGAATTTGTGCAAAAAAGCAGGGGCGGGGGTTTCCCGCCCCTGTGTAAATTCGGATACTGATCCTAGTTATTGAAACCAGGTCCGCCGGGGTTCCATTCACTGAACGGTGAAGGCGCCGGGCGTCCGCTCGGTACGCCACCGTTGACCCAGTAATCCTGGCTCGGCAGTACGTCATCCGTGTGCTGCAATGGCACGTAGACAACATCCGTCAGTCGTCCCGCAAGCTGCGGGGTGCGCAATATCAGGCGCGGCTCGATCTTGGCGATCATATCGATACACCAGTTCACCGGAGGCTTGATACCCCACAGGAATGTGCCGTTATCCGACCAGAAGAAGGTGCTGGCACGGGCCACGTTCACATCCGGGATCACACTATTGCGGTAGTCCTTGTATTCCCAGTAAAGCGTGCGCAGCGTTCCGCCGCGGGCTGTCAGGGGCACAAAATAGATATCGCTGGCGAAGCCGCCGATGGGGATGGCCGCGTTATCAGCCTGGTTCTCTTCAGGAATGCACCCGTCGAGGATGACCGGGACGCGCTTGCCGTCCACCATCAGGTATGACCCGTTGCGCATCTCGACCTTCATCTGGTACATGCCTTCAACGGAGAACTGACCCACCGGGTCCACATTCGCGCCGTCGATATTGTCACAGCGGTAGGTGATGTAGCGGCAGGGCCAAATCTCGGTCAGGTGATAGAACAGGTCTTCACGCATGACGATGGCGATCTGTGCCGGGGCCAGGTTCTGCTGCATGGCCTTGCGGTTCAAAATACGCATCATGGTCGTGATGACCTTGACGATATCGGGGTCCACGCTGGTATCGACCTGCTTGTAGCCGAACGATTTCACGTCCGAGTACAGGCTCGGGCAGGCTGCGCCGCTCAATGCGTCGATCTTGTTTGTGCCGATCAACAGGTCCAGCCCGTTGAATTCCTTGTAACCGCCGCCCGCGCTGGAGTTGCTGAAGTTGCCGGTAAAGACCGTCGGGCACAGCCAGCGCTGGAAGGCGATGGCTACTTCGATGATGCGCATCATCATCTCGCGGCCGCCCAGCAGCGCGTTCTGGTTCGAGAGCGATCCGCCGAACATGCCCTGCATGAGTCCGGCCATCTGGTTCACCAGCGGTCCGTTCTCGACCTGCAGGTCGAGGAATTCGCCGCGGTTGATGCGTTCGCCGATGCGGTTGATCTCCAATTCGCGCGTCTTGAACTCTTTCCGTCCAAAGACCGTGGTCTGGATGCAGGTCTTGAAGTTGCCTGCCTCTTCCGGGTCGTCACAGATGGCGTTCTTTTCCTGCTGGTCACTGCGCAAAAAGCCGGTGATATACGGGAAAAGTGGCTGCTCATCGATGGATGCCTGTATTGGAAGCATCTCGCCCAGGCTGCCCAACGTTTGGGTGTGGGTTGAAATGACTCCGCGTTCCAGTCCGCGCACGCCGAACAATCCGCCCGGACCGTGTATATACGGACCCTGCGGGGCGCCGGTGGCCTTTCGCATCTGATCCGCCACCATGCCAGCGATCATCTTCTGGAACATGTCAGCGGGGTTGTCATAATTCGTGGTTTTGGTGAAGTCCATCCTTACACCTCCTATTCAACGACGGGCGCGGTCTGCGTGATATTGCTCAACCAGTAGTCTTTATCGACTCCGGGCTGCGCCTTCAGCAGGTCCTCGTCAGTTTCCTTGGTGATCTTGTTGTCTTCACTGGTGCTCGGGCGGCTCTTGACGCTCCATGCGAATTTCTCCACCGGGGGCGTCAGGGTTTTGACGAGATCATCCTCGCGGGACCCTTGCAGGTCCTTGACCAGTCCTTCCAACACATCGACCTTTTCCAGGGCTTCCTGCGTCCTGGCCACGAACGCATTCAATCCATCGATCTCAAATTCCTTGCCCACGGCTTCAACGATCTGCTTGGTGAGGGCGTCGGCATCCAATGTCTGCGGGGTTTCTGCTTTTGTCACTTCTTCAGCCTGGGGCTGGTCTTCCGTGACTTCCGCGTCGTCCTGCGCTTTGGATGTCAGTCCAGCTTTATTCAATTCCTCCTGCTTTTCGCTGGTCTTTTGGAGATAGGCTTTCGCCTTCTCCGCGCTTCCCATTACTTCGGTGAGGTATTCCAATTTATCCATACCAGCCTCCTTCATAATGGTGTTAATGCTTGTAAACGGATTGGCCGCCTTTTCCAGCGGCAGATCCGATACCTCATAAAGAAAATAGTCCGTGATCTCGCGCGGGTCTTCCTTGTTCAATCGCAGCGCGGTCCCGGCCACGCTCATGCCGATGTCCACCTTTGACTGCATCTTCAAGAGCTGCGCGGCTTCCAGTTCTGTCAGTTTCCCGCTCATGATCAGTGCGCCGTCGTGCTCGAAGCATCCATCCACAGGGAACTCACGCGCCGTACCCGGCGTATGCCATCGCAGGAACAGAGGGGCGATATCCCTGTTCTTCTCGAACCATTCCGCGTATCTTTCGTGGGCGGCCTTGCTGATAATGTCGCCCTGCCGGTCGATGAAATTGTTACTCGGCGTTCCCACCCAGCGCCAGTCGCCTGCCTGGTCCTTTTCGATCAGGATGGCGCTTTTCTCCATGCCCATCTCGATCCCGAACTTCTTGGCGGCCGCGCGTATCTTCGGCAGGGCAGCTTTTGCGTCCTGCGCGGCTTCCCCTCCGGCCTTGATCTGCTGCGCGGCCCTTGCCAGCGCGTTGCGCACGTGCGCCTTGTCGTGGATCGGATACTTGCGCTTGCCAGGCAGGGCAAAATCAGAGTCTTCCAGTCTCTTGCGCGCCTTGCCTGTCAGTTGCCGCTTGACGATCTGGTCCTGCACAAAGTCGGACGCCTTTTCGATCACGTTCAGACTCCGGTCGTAACTGCCCAAAATAGCCTCGATATGCAGCAGTTCCATATCCTTTTGCATATCCTCCTCGCTCATCATGACCATGTTCACACGCTCGGCGAAGCCGTCAGCCACGTCCATGATGCGGTCGGCTTTTTCGGTCGCTTCCAGCTCGTAATCGTGCAGGATGTTGCGAACCAGGTCCTGCGTGTCCCAGGTCACTTTGCGTACTTCGTGTGCCTTCTTCTCGGCGTCACGCATGGCGTCCAGCTCTTCAAAGGATGTCGGGGCAGGGAGGGGCATATCGTAATATTCCTTCTCGATATCCTCCTCTTCGCTCTCTTCTTCTTTTGCGATGGGTTCTTCCATGAGAGCCTCTTCCGCCTCGGCCTGTAGTTCTTCCAGTTCCAGGCGTTCCTTTTCCTTCTTCAAATTAAGACGCTGACGCTCCCCGCGGTTCTTTGCTTTTTTTTGGGCGGTTCTCTTGTTCATACGACCTCCTCGCAATTATATCCTAAAACTACACGCAAAAGTTACACGCATTAAGTCCCCTGCCTTCTGGCCGCACTGCCGATAACTTCCTGCATATCCTTGACAAACGTCTCGGCGTACTGCTCCGCGATCTCGGCGTCGAACTCGCGGGGTTCAAATCCGGGGTGATCCACAGCCCGCGCACTCACAAAAGGCCCCGAGCGTGAATAACTACGACTGCTTAATACTCTCGGCCTGGTACCAGCCCTGTATCCAGGCTGGAAGCGCAGCATCCCACCGCGCCTCGGATAGATCCGGTGGGGGGACGACCCGTTATTAACCAGCGTGTAGGTCTTGCCTTCCTTGTTCCCTTGGCTGGGCCACACCGTCGTACTGACGTATGCCGTGCTGTTCGTGAACTTCTGCAAAAAGTTCGGTTTCCCGCTCCAACCCTCCACGGTCTTTCCGAACAGCCTGCGCAGGTCGGGCGCCGTTTTGCTCTGCATCGCGCGCACGATCAGCCACCGCACAAAATTACTGTTCAACACATACTCCGGCACGGTGACGGTGATATTGATATCAACCACGTGTAAACGCCTTCCGCAGCCGGTCACCGATGGTCTCGTTCGTCTTGCCGGTGTCCTGGCGGCTGACATCCTCTTCGATGGTGTTCCCGCCGCGACTCCCGACGATCTGCTGTCTGTTCTCGGGTTGTTTCTCGAACTGCTCCCAAAAACTTGATTTTATATCTCTTATATCGTCCTCGTCCCATATCCCGCGCCGTACCAGCGACCTTGCGGCCGCTTCCGGGGTCAAAACCTTGGTATTGACGGCCATGGCCATTTCCTCCATGGCGCCCTTGCGCACGTTCTGCCGTTCCAGTTCCTCCTGCTCGTCCTTATCGTTGAAGCGCATCTCCGTGCCGCGCGGCAGGACTCCGTAGTTCCTGAATGCCTCGGCCAGCATCCGCATCAGCACAGCCGGTCCCTTGCCGGTGCCCTTCCTGTGCAATACCATGCTCTGCGCGCTGGATCCGATGTTCCCGCCCGGCAGGGGAGCGAATTCCTGATAATCCACACCGAATCCGAGCGCCAGGCAGGAGATATACCATTTCAGGTCCACGTCCCAGTCAAAACCGTCCGGCAGGTTGGCCAGATCGATGCTGGCGGTCGAGACCGGTTTCTCCGGGTCAAGGCTGGCCAGAATGGAAGGCAAAATAAAGCGGATCATGCCGCTGTTATTGGCTTCCTCCTGCCCGCGCTGCATCTCGTCCTTGATATCCTGCCTGGATACGCCGCTGACGAAATGAATGCTCTTGTACTGCCTTCCGCTGACCTTTTCGTCCTTGAAGACCGCGATCGAGTAGGCGATCTGTGCCATGCGCAGGACTCTTGTCACGGCGCAGTACCCCACGCCGTTCATGGTCTGGATGGCGCTGGGCTGGTCCGAGAACGGGATGATCTCATACCATTTCATCTTGTGCCGACCGCCCTCCCGGTCGGTATAGACGACCGGATATTCGGGGTTGCCGGTTCTCACGCAGGCGTTCGAGTCCAGGTGCCCGATGCCCAGCACAGGCGCGCTGGCGCCCTTGAACTTGCTGCTGGCGTCCATCCCGGGGTCGCGGATCAGTTCTACAAACGCGCCGTTATCCTGGGTATACAGATCCTGTGAGAACTTCAGCATCCAGGGAGTCCAGCCGAATGTATCGCCGGCGATGGCGCTGTCAAGAATATCGGTCACGGCCTGATTGACCTTTGGCGATGTTCCCCTGATCTCCCATTCCAGGGCCGCCGAGCGCAGACCGACGTTCGTGACCGCGCCGGCCAGGTAGTTCTCGGTCGGCCAGAAATCGCGGAGCTGTCGGTCGCGCAGCGCCGGGTAACGTCCCCAGGGCGTGATCTGATCGGCCGCGCTGGCAATGTTCCAGGTATAGACCAGCCCGCCGCCATCCCCGAATCCGTCCTTGGGGAATTCCTGCTTGCTCTGCTGGATGGCCTGTTCAGGGAACTGGCTGTCCGGTGTTAATGCTGGTGTTCTGGCCATGTGTTCCTCCATGTCAAACTGGTCGGGTATTCCCAATTCAGCGACGGCA